CAGTCTCGTATTCAACACGCTCTCGACCATACCGCGTATAACCTGACAAAGATGCCATTTACCTTCCAGATAAAACTGGTCGGAGGTGGCGATCCAAGCCATTATATGTGCGGGAGTCCACTCTGAATTACTGTCTGGTACCATTTGGCGGGCATAGATCGGTAAAACCGACGTACCGTTGAAATAGTCAGCACCGCAACTTTCGCGAAATGCAGATTTCGAAAAAGATTTGCGTCGATTCACACGCAATGCGTACGATTCGAGGTATTCAGAAACCGCGTCCACACTCTCCGAAGGGACTATTATATCGTCTCCGAAGACACTGATCCGTTTACTTAATTCGCGGATAGTGCGATAGTTGGGGCGCTTACCCGATTGCTTTATAATCGACGTCAAGACAAGCGTGTAAAACACACACGCTTCGACGGGGAAGCATAACGCTGAACCCATCGAAGCATACTTGTTCAAGATTAGATTGGAGCCATCAGGCAAGTCAGCATGCAAAGACCGAGCATCCACCAGATAATCCAGTAGAGGGGTCGAACCAAAGACTCTCTTTACAAGCTCTAGGTGAACTCGATCAGAGGCGTCAGAGAGATCGATCGTCGCGAGACTTCGGTCAATTGATGCCTTGTAGGCGAGTGTACGGTTGACCGTTTGGTCCGAAAACCTCACGGAGTTACGTGTTAGCACGTGGCCCTCAACCTTATCAACCATCCAGCGGGATAAACCCTGTTGGACGAATTGCATCGGGCTAGGCTCGATCGCAATCACTCGCGGGGCAGTCATCGTCTTCGGTACAAATACCACCCTTACGGGGGGTTCATCAGCGATGCCGATGAATTCAATACCGGAGACTCCGTCTGCGCTTCCTCCCTGCCAGGCCTCACTGTAATTGTGAAAGGCATGGTCAGCGACTGGGAAGCTGGTCTCAAACCGCTCGTACCATCTGTTAATGCGACGTCTCTCGTTAGAGCGACGACGATCCGCAGTGACACCAGGGCCATGACCACAAACAATACTATCGCGATCAACAGTAGGAAATACTGCAGTCCATAGTATTCGGGCCACCGTATCGAGGAGATTATCCTCGCGTACGATGCTCGGCGTTTGGTCATTGAGATCTCCCTCTACTGCTTTGAACCGACGTATTGCCTGAGCTTCACGCTCAGGTGAACACGCTATCTTTGGTTTCTTAAAGAACCTAGAGACTTGCCGAATCCAGTAAATGGACTCGGGGCACGGTTCGGACAGTAGACTACCATCCAAATGGAACACACGCTTGAACAAACCTTGCAGTAATGCAGGGAGAGTTCCTCCTCTCTTGTGGGCCTTAAACCCTAAAGGAAGAGTGAAGCGACCTGACTCTAGCCCCGATTCAAGTGAATCAGAAAGAGTCGGAAGGGTTATCGTCAAAAACGATAATCCCTCGTGTTCCAAACGACTACGTATAGACTCGTAGTCGCGTTCAGTGGACACTTCTAAGTCGATACTGAGTTGTCTCAGCATCGCCTGGTAGAGCATAGTCGGTCGTTTCATCTTGAACCTCATTTTATTTCATGGGGAACAAGAACCGTCCGATACCGTCTGGATTGAACCAGACTTATCTGATGGCGAATCCGTTTAAAATTCGCCGCCGAGAACTTTGTTGTAGTTGGCCGAAGTCGACCAACTCTTCAGAGCCTCGATCAGATAGCCGATCTCAACATCGGTGAAACCCCAGCGGGGTTCATCGATGACCAGATACACCGAAACCCCGATCTGCTTATTCTGAGCAGAGATGGGGTCGGATGCAACCTTCTGCTGCGAGAGGCGAACCTCTCGACGGAATCGGGTTGCACTGGTGTTCTGGCGAGTCGTCATTGTCGTAAGTCCATCCGCCGTCGCATAGACGTTCTGGGTCTCACCAATTTTGGTGCGAGCCATGGCCGTAGCGACTGCATTGATGGTGACGCTTTGAGGATCTGCGAGCATCGGAAGCTCTCTTTCTTTCTATCTGACCGGAACAAACCGGTGCTGAGAGGTTAAAGCCTTGAAGCGCCTAATGCGCCCAAGATTGCGTATTGCATCCCCGACAGATTGTTAGGATTGCCAGGGTAGAAAGGCAGACCGAGTGTACGAGTCTGGAGCAAGTTACGTCTCCAGGCCGACGCTCGAACAGGTACGTTTGGTCCTCCGCCATATCCACGCATCACTGCCTGGGCATGACGGATTCTTACCACTTCTTGCTGTCGCATAATGTAAAACCGACGAGCGGCAACTCTGTCCGCAACACCGGGATCACAATTCTGCAACACCTGAGCCATGTTAAGAGACCAATCGATCAACCACGTCCATGGAATAGCACGATAAAGCTCGTCTATTCTCGGGCTGTGAAGTCCCTGAAGAGATCGTCTCACGACGTCTTTCAGCTTCACACCTGTTGGCACTTCTGGGAGGAAATACTTGAAATCGGCAGTTGCCCAAATCTTGTTTCCTGTCCAAATAGTGTCTCGATAAGAGGGGATGGTTATATAATGCTGGGTCGTTAGAATTGGATTCAACGCCCCATAGTCATTTACCCATTCTCCGGTCGAGAGTGATTGAGAGTCGACAAGCGTAACCTTACGCTTGATCCACTTACCTTGATTACGAACAAGCCAATCAATTCTCTTTTGGATTTTCTGCTGCTTTTCGATGAGTTTAAAAACGTCATCTACGAGCGGATTCCATCCAAAGACCTGTCCGAGAAATCGGTTAGATCCCTCGCGGACAAAACTCCGTGGGCTCTTGAAAAGGTTCAAGGACCAGAAGTTCTTTAGAGATTGAAACATCGACGGAAGATCCTTGAGTTCGTAAACCATGTTAAACAAGGAATAATCGAACTTTGTAGGCTTCATCCGTGCATATGCTGTCGCACCCCAAGAGGATCCGTCTCCTATAAGAGACGCTCCTGGTGGTATGGAGCACGCAAATAACCCGGTATAAGAGAGAAAGGGATTACTCCCACCCGCAGTTGCGGACACTCGAACACTAGGACTTGCATGCAGACGGTACTCTTCCAATTGATGGTTGAAATACCCTCCACCATCCTGGTCGTAAAACCAACCGGGATGATTACCACTGTCTACTCTCTCCGACATAAAATACATCGAAGAGAACGGATAAGTAGATTGATTAAGGTTTCGGTCATAATGATTTCCGAGCCTAACAATCTGATCCGCGACACGACGTGACTTGATCATAGTTTGCCTTTCATGGAGTGTCCCGAAGAACAGTGGAGAGCCGCGAGGCTCT